ATTTTAGTATATAGATATATTATATATTATAAATAATACTTATTTTAAGATCATGTACACATGTGCATGGCTTTTCGGGATCAGACTCATGTACATGGCTTTTTGAGTTTTTTATTTATTATTATTTTTAAGTTTTGTTCTTGTGGCCGGTTTTTGTGGCCTGCCTCGAAAGCAACTTATAGCCCGTCCGACCTACCTAGATTCTAGCATATGGTGTCAATATAACATGCTTTTAGGCAGTTGTCAACTGTGCATAATTTACACACAAGTTGACTTAGTAAGCATACTATGGTAATGTTTTAACTGTATTAGTTCAAGGAGAATACAATGCGTAGAGAATTAACTGAAGCGGAACAGAAAAAAGAAGCGATGGAATACACTGTCGCAGAACTTATGCAGATTTTAGTTGAGCAGGGCGGCACTGCTGCAAGCTTCGTGTTCAGAGGTGAAGATGGTAACATTATTGCTACTGTTGGTGTTGGAATTTACGAAGATGCCTATAGGCTTAAAAACTTGTTCAAGGATAACTTTGAGAATTTCGACAGCGACGAGGAATAAGCGGAATAAAGAGCGATAAAATGCAAGATACCAATATTGATGAAATTAAACTCTGGAACGCTGGATACGTAAAGTATTTCAATCATTATGGTGATGATAATACTCCACTCGTCACTGCCCGTATGAGTACCTTGAATCCAACTGGTGTTGACAAAGCGAAGGATGATTCTTTGCGCTCATTCTTGTGGCGTCATGGCCATGTTTCGCCTTTCGAACAAGCTGGTTTAACGATTGAGATTCAAGTGCCGATTTTTATTGCCCGCCAGTTCATGCGCCATAAAAGTTTGCATGTGAATGAATTCAGTCAACGATATTCTGAACCACTTCACGAGTATTACATTCCTGAGCCTGAGTATGTAACTATTGACCATAAATACAATAAGCAGTCATCAAGTGGCGTTGCTCCAGATGAAGTGGTTAAAGAGTTTATTATGGATGCTGAAAGCGATATTGTTTTAAATAGGTCTAAGTATGATAAGTATCGCACTCGTGGAGTTGCCAAGGAGAGGGCAAGAGACTTCCAGCCTGTATCTGCCTATACTCGCATTATGGCAACAGCTAACTTGAGGGATTGGTTCTTTTTTCTTGAGAAGAGGATGGCTTCCGGCGCACAGAGGGAAATCAGAGATCTCTCAAATGCAATTTACTCGATCCTCAAAAAGTTATTTCCACTTTGCAGCGAAGTGTTCGAGGAACACACTCTTCATTCGAACAAGTTCGGTAAGACTGAAATGAGTGTGTTGTTGGATATTGTATCTCGTGTTTCTGAGTCTGAACTTGATGAATTGTGCTTAAAGCACGACTTACCCAAGTCTAGGGTTAGGGAACTGAAAGGTGCTTTAGGCTTTAACAATGCTCAATAGTTTTGTAATGGATTTACCGAGTGATAGCGTTGTAATTAAGTATGAAGGCAACGTAGATATTAAATACGTTAGCGACAAGATACAGTTCACTCTTAATTCAGAGATTCATTTAAATAAACTAACGAGTCTATGCTTTATGAATAATACAGGTGTTGATGGCGATAAAACTATCTCTGTCTGCACTATATACGATGGCTACGACTCTCTTGGTAACTATTGCTGGAAGATTAGTAAGGCTGAACATATATCGTATTATGATGAGTTAGAACCGCCGAATTTAGTCAATAAATTCAATGTAAATAACTTTATTAGTTACGGTAAAAAGTAGCAACAATTAAATACCCTATTCTAAAATCCCCCAACACAATTGGGGGATTTGACTTTTGCCTGCTTTTTTAGTATCATATGTATGTAAAACATTGGAGAATAATATGGCAAGAAACAAAAAAGAAGAAGTAAAAGACAATATCGAAGATATGGATATTGCTGAAAAAGCTAAGTTGATGCGTGATCAAATAAACGCTCAAATGAAGCGTAATGTTATTCAGCAGTATAATTCCGATGACAGTGTTGGCGTCAAGAGGATTTCTTCTGGTATTGACACGTTGGACAGGATTCTGGGTAAGGGGCCAAATGGTTTCGGCTGGGCTAAGGGCAGGCTTCACGGTATTCACGGACCTGAAGGTTCGGGCAAGAGTACGATCGTACTAGCTTCATTAGCGGAAGCACAAAAGGCAGGTCTTGCTGTACTTGTAGATAGTGAATGTGTTTATGATCCTTCTTATGCTAAGAAGTTGGGTATTGATATTGATTCTTTGTTGGTTATGAACCCCGATTGTTCTGAGGAAGCGTTTGATACCATTGAGACGCTTGTTAACAGTGGGCAAGTGACTATGGTTGTAATTGACTCGCTTGATGGTTTATTCCCAAAAGCTATTGTGGAAGCCAGCGCAGAGGATCAGTTTATGGGTCTTTCCGCCAGAGTCAATAACAGATTCCTTGGCAAAATTGTAGAAGGACTACGGAAGAACAATTGCACTTTAATTATTGTTTCTCAATTAAGGGAAAAAATAGGTGGTTATGGATCGCCTGAAACGGTTAACGGTGGTCGTGGTCTTAAGTATTACGCGACAACTAGGGTTGAAATTAGGAGGGATGAGGATATAGTCGTTAGTGGTAATAAAGTTGGACACGTTGCGAAGGTTATTACAAGAAAGAACAAGGTTGCTAGTCCACAACAGACTGCGTTTTTCCAGATTGATTGGGGTGAAGGTGTTAATAAGGAAAAGTGTTTGGTTGATATTGCCGTTTCCTCTGGTGTGATAAACAAGGGTGGCGCAGGCTGGTTTACATTCCCGTTTAATGATTTCAAGATACAGGGTGAAAGTTCACTCATTAAAGAATTAAGAAGTAACGCAGCTTTAAAGCAACAACTATTAGAGAGAATCAATAATGTCTAATTCCAAGTCAGGAAAGCCGAATAAGCGAATCGGCCATAAGCACAGCCAAGAGACGAAAGCATTAATCTCTGAGCGTCGTAGGGCTAGAACAGTTCAGCCGAGGAATGTTTCACAGAGTAAGAAGCGAACTTCGTTTTATCATGAACTATTACGCGAATATTCCAAAAATCCAGAAGCAGTTAAATGGATTGAAGATAATAAGTCTGAACTTGGATACATTGAGAACTTAACTTCGAGGGAACAGTTGCTAGAGGTTTATGAGAAGCACGGTATTCTCACAGAGTATTTTGAAATGTATTCCAAGGTTTACGAAGAGAAGTGTGGCGATATTCTTTACTCAGATGAACGAACTCCTGTTAATGATAAGTCACTAGACCCTTGGGATATGGTTGAGAACTTGGACGAATACAATTCCATCTTTGGTGAATATGATGAGTGAAGATAATCCGCAAGATCTACTTGTTAAAAGACTAATCCGAAAAGAGAAAGAGATCGAGAAACTTACAGCCCTTCTCGACAAGTATAGGAAGTCCTATGAGGTTACAGAGGATATTATAGGCAAGATTATTGAGTCATTGCCGGAGCCTATTGTATTCAGGGATGTTGCTAATAATATAGAGGATTCACTATACAAAGAATATATCTTTGAATGCGCCAATCTATTTGAAGTATATAAAAGCAAATACGAAGTAGTTAAGAGGGAACTAGGAAAGTGAAGAAAGTAATGTTTCTTCCTGCTGATTTTGCAGGATGTGGTCAATTTAGGATTATTCAACCTGTAAGGGATATTCAGAAGATGGATACCAAGGACTTGCAGTTTGATCTCATTCACGACTTTGTTTCTAATAACCTTCCTGCATCTGAATTGTTTTCTATTCTTAGTAGTTATCATGCGGCGGTTTTCCAGCGTGTTTCATCACCCGGAATGCTTAGGATAATGAAAGAGTGCAAGAATATTGGAATGAAGATTTATCTTGAGTTGGATGATGCGCTTTTTCACGTTAGTAAAACCAATCCAGCTTATAAGGTATGGGCACCAAATTCTGAGGCACAGAATGTTCTTAAAGAGGCACTTAATATTGCTGATAAACTTTTGTTTTCAACGGAGGAATTAATTAGCGTATTTAATAAGCCAAATGTCGTGTTCCATAATGCCATCGACTTCGAAAATCCCATATACTCTGCTGAGAACAACAGGCGTGGCGAATTGCCGATGGATAAGAAGATTGTCGGTTGGGCAGGTTCATCTAGCCATATGGATTCATTGATGCAGATTCGTAAACCAATTAAGAAGCTTATTTCTCAGAGGGATGATGTGATCTTCGCGCTATGCTCCAACAAGGAATTCCTAGACTTATTCGATATTCCAGATGATAGGAAGATATACATTCCGCACGAACCATTTGATAAGTGGCCTCCTGTAATGTCGATGTTTGATGTTAATTTGGCTACTGTTGTTCCGGGATTGTTCAATAGTTGCAAATCAGAATTAAAGGTCTTAGAGGCAGGAGTTTGGGGCGTTCCTAGTGTATGTACTTACGAAGCACCTTACGCTAGGTTCAGGAAGAAGTCTGGTGGCGGTAATTTCATTGTATATGAGAACAACGTCAACGATTGGGTAAATAACATAAATAAACTATTAGACGACGAAATGTTATACATCGAAATGAGTAAAAAAACGCACAATACTGTACAAACCACATATAATTTACGAGAAGTAAACAAGAAACGTGTGGAATTTTTCAAATCGGAGTTGTTTTAATGGCTAAGTCCAACGATGGGGGGAGCAATCCCCCCACCAACAAAAGAAAGCCTAAAAGCAAGGCTGGAAGAGAACTGAGTCTACCTCATCGAATTCAGAACATAGATGATGCAGTTCGCAAAAAGATCATTGAAGAGAAGAAGGATGAACTTGCTGTAACGGCAGAGAATATTGCGCGGGAAATGGCCGCGAGGATGGACTTGGAGATAACCGGCCCATTAACACAGTTACAGAACGAAGCAGCACTCTTATACGCTAATGGTCATAATATAGAGGAAGTATCTAATAAGTTAGGTATTATGAATGTTACTTTCGAGGGTTGGTTAAAGGTTCCCGCTTTTGCTAAGAAGATAAATGAGTACATTTATAGCGAAGGTTTGGTTGATAAGGCTGAGAGGGTAAGGGTTGCTAAAAGGCGATTAAAGAAGTTGAATGACGCCTTTTTTGAAAAGATTGACGATATTGACCAGTTAAGTGTTACCACCCTATCGAAGATGATCCTAGAGCATAACAGGGAGTTATCAGAGTTGGTTGACACCAAGGTTGATAACACTAAGAAGGATATTTCAATTCTGATTGTAAATCACTATAAGAGTCAGGGTAAGCAGTATTCTGATATTGATGATTTATTAAATGATCCAGAATTCAACTTCCCTGTTATTGATGCGGAATTTACAGATGAACGATAATTTAGTAGAGAAGATATATAATAGGTTTCACAATGATGTTGCCGGTTTCTGCACTGCATTCACCAATATATTCTATGATGTAAGTGGTAATAAGCAGGAGATATATCCTCTACAGTTAGAGTTCATGAATCTTTCCAAACCAAGCGATCGCATTGTATCTGTAATCAAGTGCCGCCAATGTGTACCGGGGGATACATTGGTTTATACAGAAAATGGCCCAGAACACATAGAAACACTATATACCAAAAACTATAGAGGAAATGTATTCTCATTTGACGGAAATTCAAGTGAACTTCTTCCGGTTGAAGATGTTTGGCAAACTGGATATAAGGAACTTTATAGTATCAGGTTAGCCAGTGGGGAAGAAGTGAAATGTACCGGCGACCATAAGATTTACGTTGAAGGCCAATGGAAAAGGGCCGATGAAATAAAAATAGGAGACATATTAACAACATTTGAAGGTAACTTTGGGGCAGATGAGATTTTAGACGAAGAAGTTATCGCAATGGGCTACTTTATAACCGATGGCACATATACTAACGCTAGTCCAAAATTCACGAATAACAATATGAAATATATTAACGAATTTGCTAATTGCGTTAATAAATTATTCAATGTCCTAACTAGGATTAAACCGAAGCAAAATGGATTCGACTGCTCTGTAGTTGGACATAAGGGTAGGAACGGAAGAAATAAGTCAGAGTATGCTCAATACCTAATTGATTTAGGTATGAGGGATGTGAAGGGCAGGGAGAGGATTCTTCCAGATAAGTTTATGAATCTTAATAAGAGGCAAACCGCCCTACTGCTAAATAGAATATTCGCAGGGGATGGATGGTATGCGTCTTGCGGTACAAATAGAACGAATGAGGTTGGGATAGGCTCACCTTCATTGAAGTTCCTCTATCAGATTTCTTTTCTATTAAGTAAATTTGGAATTCACTGTTATGTATCGAAACAGAAGGGGTACGTCAATGATTTCTATAAGTTAAAGTTTTCTAGTTTTGAATACATAGAAATATTTAAAAATGAGATAGACATTTACGATAAATACCCAAGAAGCGATATTAAGAAAATAAACAATTCTAAAAAAAGCAAATTTAGAGTTAAAAAAATAGAGAAACTTGATGGACTGCATCAGACATACGATATGACTGTTGCTAAGAACCATAACTATTATGCTAACGGAATCTTGGTTCATAATAGTGGATTCACAACTTCCATTAAGGCTAAGGCGCTTCATAACGCCTTCTTCGGTAAGGTTCCAAACTTTCTAATTGCTTCAGCTTCTCAGTTGCAGGCCACTAAAGTATTGCGTGAAATCAAAGAAGCCATTTATTCAATGCCGGAGTTTATCAGGCCAGAATTTTCTAAAGAGACTGAAACAGAAATACATTTCACATCAGGTTCCAAGCTAGTATCACTTCCCGCTAACCCTCAGACGGTTCGTGGGTTTTCTGGCTCTGTTGCGCTAGACGAATTCGGCGTACTAAATAGAAAAGACTCTGAAGAGTTATACGAAGCACTCCTTCCAACACTTGTTAAGGGATACAACATGGTTATTGTATCTACACCAAGAGGGAAGGATAATTTATTTCACGATTTATGCAATCCTAAGTTTGATAACGATGGCAATATTGTTGGTGTTCGAGCAGATAAGATCATCAAGGTTCACTGGACAGAAGTCCCTCACGTTCGCAAAGCCGTAGAAGAAATGGACTTGCAGAATAAGATGAGTCGCAAATCGTTTCTTCAGGAGTTTTGTTGCGAGTTTGTTGAGGATGAAGATAGTTCCTTATTCGAACTTCAGTTAATTAACGATAAGTTTATTGATAGGACCATAGGTTTCGTTGACGCCTCTTTTATTGACATGATAGAAGGGGATTCAATATCTAGTGATGTAATTAATTATGATCTTAAGAAGGTTTATCAGTATATTTATGTTGGTTTCGATCCCGCGATTTCTGGTGACGGTTCCTGTGTGACTGTGTGGGGAGTGAAGAATGACGAATGGAAGCATCTATTCCTTAAGATTCTTCCAAAGGGTATGGAGGTAGGTCCACAATGCGATTATGTGAGTAGGTTGGCGCAATTCTTCTGCGCCAATAAAATTGGAATTGATTCCACGGGCGGAATGGGGCTTGCTTTTTTGTCTAGAATGAAGGAAACTGTATGTGCGAACATCATGCTTCCGATCACGTTCAGTACGAATTTCAAAACTAAGGAGTATGCAGAAATTAAGAACAAGATGGAGTCTCATAGGATGAAGTCTCCTGAGAATCATGAAATGGCTAAACAGTTTACAAACTTAGGATACAATCCTGTAACTGGCAGAATTGCGGCACTTGGTTCTTGGAGAACCAATCACGATGATATACCGTCTGCCATACTTTGTGCCCATGCTTGTAGATCCAAGACGAACAACAGCGGATTTTCTTTTATTTGAGGATAAAAAATGCAACAACACGACAATGAGGACATTAAGAAGCTTTTGGAGAAGGAACTGTCAAAGTTTCCTCAGAATTCAGCTTCTAACAAGGAGAGGCAGACTATCTCATCAATAGATGATGTTCAGGTAGCCAAGTCTCCCGGCGTTAAGGATATTTACGACAGGAACTACTCTCTAAAGACTGGTGTGCCCTTATCTCACCCATTGGAGTTAATGACACTTATTGTTAATGAGAATTCGTGGGCCGATTTAGCTGTCAAGACTATCGCATCTTCTTGTGCATCATCAAGTCCTCTTTTCCAAGTGTTCAGCAGGGCAAGTGGTCGTAACAAATTGAAGGCTTCCAACAGCCGCAGGGAGAACCTGATCGACAAGTTGAACTATCCGAATCATCATCAAACTGGTTATGAATTCTTCTTGACCACTTTTGAAAACTTGGTTACATACGGAAATGCTTACTGGCAGATTGTTCGCACCAAAAAGGGGGAAATTCACTCACTTTATACATTACCTCCTGAAACTATAAGAGTTATACCTTATGAAGATAAGTATGGAATTTTACATTGCGCTTATTATCAACGCCATCTTTCTCGTCCTCGTGGTGGCGAAGTATATTTAGAACATGAGATTGTACACTTCAAGGATACTAACGAGCGTTCATTCCTATATGGTAAGCCGAGAATGTACCCTATTCTTGGACATATTACAGCTAATGCTCAGTCTCTTCAGGCTATTAATAATTGGTTTGAGGAAGGTTATGCTGGTGGCGCTATCTTCAAAATGGATGCGGATGAATTGGTTGCTCAGCGTAACAGAGAGTTCCTAAAGGATCACTATTCCGGCGCTAAGAACTACGGAAGGATTCTTTTACTAGAAGGCTCCACTGAACTTGTACAAGATGGTAATAAGTATATTGGTAATGTTAAGTTCAATGAAATGTCTTCTATTGGTAGGGATACTATTCTTTCTTGTTTAGGTGTGCCCGTTTCTATGGCTGGTGTACGTTCAGACGATGGTATGGGTAACGCAGAAATCGTTGCGAGTGAAGAGAAGGCGTTCAAACGGAACACCATTGACCGTTACCATAGGATTGTTTTCGGTAAGATTCAGCAGAAGCTTATCAGGGACTTGCTAGACGATAAGGAGTTGATGATTGAACCCGGAACACTCTCCAAGTTTGCACTTAAGGATTCTATTGAAGCGGTAAGGGCATTGGGCGAAATCGGAGTGACGATTGGAGAAGCACGCGAAATGCTTGGAATGCGTTCACTCGAAATAGATGAAATTAACAAGGCTATGGTTATTAGAACCAACAACGGTCTAGTTAGGTTCGAGGATATTATTGGTATTGACCCGAACACTGGTGAAGAAGTAATGACACTACTGGATAAGTCGCTGGAAGCTAAAACCGATGACTTGATGGATGAACAAGGTGCTTCACCTAAGAAGAAAAATAAGACGATTGATCAGAAAGTGAGTGAATTGCATTCTGGATCTTCTGGTTTGGGCGGAACATTAAAGGATATGGTAGAAAACGGTTGACAATATCTAGCAAGAGTGCCATAATTCAATTATGGACTATCTTGAAGAATATAAACAAAAGATCAGCGAAGCAAACAAAGTTTGGCGGGAAGACATTATCACAGACAATCCCAGTCTGTTACGTGATCAGATCCGCCGAACTTTTGCGTGCATACCGGATATGGCTACATTAGCCTCTAAAGCAGAACGAGACTATAGGCAGACTAAGATGGATATTGTTTTACAGTGTCCATCTGATTTTAAGGGTGAGGGTCGCCGTTTATGGGTGGACGGTAAGACTTCTGGCATAAGATACCAGAGGGATGTTCTTGAATCACTTCATCGTGGCCTTATTAATAAACTTAGCGCACAGAAAAGTATTCTTGCCTCTCTTGTTCAAGAAATGCGCGATATTGGACTTGATGAACACTAAATGTAGAAAGTCATATGCCCTCGCTACATACTATTATACTCTCTAATACTACAAATTTGTGTACAAGAAATGCTACACAGAAGTGCATTGATACGTTGTGGGAGTTTGGTGAAGCGACTAATAATGAAGTTGTTGTAGTTGAGTCTCAGCCTTCTGATACCATTGGTGTTAAGTATAAGGGCGCGATTTCTATACACCCGAATGAGCAATTTAATCATAATAGATTCCGCAATCTCGGCTATAACTACCTTAAGAGTAGGAATAGGGTGAAAGCGGATTACGTTCTTATGGCTAGTAATGAATTATTGTTTAATCGTTATTGGTTTAACTCCCTTATTATTGCATTGAATAATGGATATGATTCTGTTAGCCCTATATGCACTAGGTGGGCACCACACAGGAAGTTTAGCAATACCGTAAACGAAGGTTGGCGTATTGGTATAGAGTTCACTGACTGGTGTCTGCTTTTTAAATCAGAAAGTTTGAATAAACTTATGCCACTTAACGAACTACATGAAGGTTCTACGGCAGTGGAATCTATGGTGGAGGAAATGAAGAAATTGAATATGAAGCATGCCCTTATTACGAACTCTTGTGTGACTCGCAATGACTTGTTCCGTCTCTGATAACTGCTTGAATAATGGGGCAAGATGCTTCAATTGTGTATTTGATGGCGATCGCAAGGGTCAGTATGGCGATAATTTATATCTTGCAATAGATCGTACAATAAAACATCCAATTATGGAGAAAGTTAAGAAAGATAGCAAGGATGCTAAGATTGCTCAGAAGCGAGAGGCTAAAGAGCGCAAAAATAAGGAAAAGGTTTCTCTTCTAAAGGCTGCAAATAAGACAGAGGAGAGGGTGAAGTCTACACTTAATTCGGGCAGGATAAACAAGGATGCCGATTTAAAAACATCTGAACTATCTATAGATGTTAAAATGCAGTCAACGAGGAAAGATCCTGTTATTAGTGTTGATGAGTTCGATAAGGTTAACAACGACTGCTTGAGGTCGAACAGAAGGTATGGTATTCTTTGTATTGTAAATAAGGATGGTAGGGCGTTTTACGTCATAGGGGAAGAGTTGTTTAAGGAGAAGTTTCTGTGAGTATTTTAGTCACTGGCGCAGCAGGTTTCATTGGTAAAAACTTTGTACAGCAGTATAGCGGTGTTTGGCTTTCCGGCATGTATTATGTCGATAAGCTATCCGAGCAATCTGATCTTGAGTTCTGGAACTCTCTTGATGATGATCGCAAGTTTCACATGGACATTAAAGATATTGATACTTTCATGCTGGAGAAGTTGAATATCAAGTATATCGTTAACTTTGCCGCAGAGTCACATGTAGATAGGTCTATCGAAGGACCTCTAGCTTTCACTCTTTCGAATGTTGTGTCTACTCATATGCTTCTTGAAGCTTGTAAACAGTATGGCAGGTTAATTAAGTTTGTTCAGGTTGGAACAGATGAAGTTTATGGAACTCTTGGGGAAGATGACTATCCATTCACTGAGTTATCCAACATAGCCCCCAATAGTCCTTATTCAGCGTCTAAAGCTGCTCAGGATCTTATTGCTAGGTCTTATTATGAAACGTATAAACTCCCTGTTGTGATTACAAGGTGTTCCAACAATTATGGAACGGGCCAAAACAAGGAGAAGTTGATTCCGAAGGTTATTGACTGCCTTGTTAATAATAAGGATATACCTGTATATGGTAATGGTTTAAATGTGCGCGATTGGATTCACGTTGATGACCATTGCTATGGGGTGTTTTTAGCGACTACGCTTGGTGTACCCGGACATGTTTATAATATCGGCGGTGATAACGAAGTCTGCAACATTGATGTTATCAACTCACTCTGTGATATTTATGAAGAATTAACCAGTGAAAATAGATCTGGTAATATAAAATTTGTGGAGGATAGAAAGGGTCACGACTTGCGTTATGCTATTAACGCTTGGAAGGCTAAGGTTGATCTTGGATTTAAACCTGAGCGTAGTGGCGATTTCCATAAAACATTGGAGGAATTATTGGCAGAAGAATTAAATAAACGAAAGGTTTAATATGTATACAGTTGGTATCGGCATTACTACTAGAAACAGAGTTGATCTATTAGAGAAAGCTTGCTCATCAATTAAACAATTTACAGAATGTAAAGACGTTAAACTGATTGTTGTTGATGATAGTGATTCCGATACCCAACATTTAAGTGAAGCCGTGTCTAATAAGCACGGCTTTAATTATTACCACGGTGGCGTTCGCAAGGGTATTGCCGGTGCCAAGAATGTATGTCTGAGGAATTTAAAGGACTGCGACTTCGTATTTCTTTTTGATGATGACTGCTTTCCTATCCAGTTCGGATGGGATACTTATGTTATCAATGCCCATTTGAAAACTGGAATCCATCACTTCAATCTTCTTGATGAGAAAATTCATGGCATTAGACAGAAGCATGCGTTCGATGATATAATTATCACACATCATAATATTCTTGGCGGAGTAATGATGTTTTTAACTAAGCAGATTGTTGAGAGTGTTGGCGCGTTTAATCATAATTATGGCATATACGGTTACGAGCATGCCTCATATACATATAGAGCCTTCAGGACTGGGCTGTGCGGCAGGTTTGGCCTGTATCTAAGTATAGAAGGGTTGCAAGACTACTTGCTATCCCTAGACTGTGCTGCACATAAAACGAATCAGCATCATCAATATTATAAAGACAACTACGAAGGCACTTTTGAATCATCTATGCACAAGGAGAGGGATAAATTAAATTCTTATATAAGTGACAATCAACAGGTTTATCTTAGTGAGTTGGATGGCCCAATTTACATAGAACTATAAGGAGGCATAATGGACAAGAACAGGAAATTCATCAAGGCTCTTAATCAGGAAGAGTTATCCAACAGGATCAAGAACGTGGCCTACGAAAGTCTTACAATGATTTTCGATATTAATGAAATGATCAACAAATCAGACAAGAACACTTTTGCAGATTGTGAGGAATTGATCAAGCGTATATCAAGCAGGATCAAACAGGGTGATAAGAGGATTTATTCCCAACTACTGTTCGACTCAGATTCTACTTATGAAGAGTGTAAATAAATACTCCATAAAGGTTTAGAGGCCCGTTAGGGCCTCTTTTTTATTTATCCGTAGATTCTAACTTATTTTCCTTTAGTTCACCTCTAAGGAAGAGATACGCTTCTTCTACGATAATCTCCATTTCATCGCGTGAGATAACGCGCTTGACCAATCTAGGGCTTGATCCCATTAGTATATCAACTACGGCTTGCCTCTTCTCTTTCCCGCTTAACTGCTGAGCGGATACTTCTCTCACGAGTTTAATTGCAATAGGCCATATTAGGCTATACTGCTTCTTTCGTAGAACATCAATTAACGAGTTAAGAGTAAGTCCGATGATTGCAAATGTTTCCCAGTTTGATGTAATGAACCCAATAATCTGTGGTAGGTTTTCCATGATCTGCATTATCGTACCTTCTCATTTAACTTGTCTATTTTGTTTTCCATTCGGTCTAGGCGTTTTTCGATAACACCAGACATTTTCTCCTGTGATTGTACAATTACTTTTAATTCAGACTCGTCAACTTTTTTACTTAAACCCTGTGTGTTTTCCATAACTTGCGCTTTTAACTCGCTGTAATTTCCCCAGAACACTAAGACTGCCGTCATTACAGATATTAGAGCCGTTACAAATACTTCCGCACCATTGTTTTTAACCATTTCTGATAGTGAACTTCTTGGCCTATTGAACATTAGAAAAAGCCTTTCATGTACTCTGATTTAGATTCGCCGCTTTTTAATTTCTGTAGATACCAATTTGCCTTATTCAATACTACTGGCAGAAGTTCTCCTATATCTGGCTTTCCGTACTTATCCATCTTGCCATAAAATACATGGTCCGTTACGTTTGGAACCTTATGAAATTTATTCGTATCGTTCAAGTCCATGGCAACGTGTGTTCCCTTTATACCTATATTGAGGAAGATACAAAGTTCTGCAACCAACTTAGCCATAGCTTCGACTTGCTCAACGTGAATCGGGAAGTCCTTGATTCCGCCGCAAAGAGATATTCCAACTCTTCCTGTATTTCTTTTCCATACGTGCGCCCCTTTTTCCATTAGGGATCGCGTCTGAACAACATCTGCGCCTTTTCCATCCCATACAATGCAGAAATGGTAATGATCGTATGTGGTCTTATGATTGCCCGCTGTCCAGTGCAATACAATACCGCATACGACCTGTTTAAGTTGTTCTAATTGTTTTTGGGAAAGCATTTCTGATTCCTTTAAAGAATAAAAGCAGTATTAATTATTTTAATTCTTTAAAGGATTGTTAAGTTACCAAGGCTTAGCAGGCCATTCTACGGGGCCATCTTCGTAGTTCTTGGTTATATCTCTTAATGCTTTTCTATATGCTACAAGTGCTGTAGTATCTTCCATATTGTCTTGTGCGCGATTTATTCTCCAATCAGCTTCTTGTAGAAGCGGTTCGCGCATCATCCTTAATTCCAAGAGATCAGGGTATACCTCATATGAATGGACACACGCCTTCATCCTATCGCTATCTTGCTCTGACAACTCTTTATCTTCGTGAAGATAGATTAACACGCCAGTTGGTGAAAGCATAATGTACTTCAAGGCTTCCACTTGTAGTAGCAATAACTTTCTCCACAACTGCTGAATGTTGATTGTCTTCTTGACTTCTACTGAAATAATTTTGCTCATCTAAACCTCCAAATATCCTATGTTTAGATTCAAAAATTGTAGCGTGAAATGGTGATACAATCCTGTCTGAGTGGAAGGGAGTATGAATCCAAAGAACTTGACAGACTTGCCGGAATAAGCCTGCGTTAGCGTGACATACTTCTTCAGAGTCACCCTTTGGTTGTACGCTGAAAATAGGATAGGCTCTTGAGATAAGAATTGATCCCAATCAAAAACAACTCCGGGATTGTCGCAAATAGCACTCTTTGTAAATCCATAATACTCAGTCGTTGTTTGCGGAATTAGACCAAATGCAAATGCCATAAATGTTTGAGCAGTTAGCAGGGACGGAACACTGTGAGCCTGCCATTTTGATTCACCTAGTGAAGACCCAGGCTCTGCTAGATCGCCTGCTGGTATAGCAACCAATGATCTCCAAAACTTGCCATTATGGTATACGACCTCGTTTACATCAAAACCTTGTGATACTTTGGAATCATATGTTAATAATCCGCCCTCTGTGCCATAACTGAAGTTAAATGTTAAATCTGCTTCTAGGCAAAAAGTCTTTGTGCCAGAGAATTGTGGAAGAGTTAAAATGTTGCCGGAAGTGCTGTAGTAATTTACTTCAAACTGGCTAAGCGAACCAATACTCGCACCTTCAAACACAAATGTTGAAGATGGGAATGGGAATAGTTTGGTTACTGTACTATCATAATCATTTAGATGGACGTTCTTTTGCCCGAATTGCTTCTGCGTTTCCAACTGCTCTATTCGTGAAATAGATTGTTCGGAGAAGAATTTTAAGGCGTTTAAATCACGTTGGTTATCTTCATTGTGATAAAGCTGATTTATTTTCCCGCTTTCATTACGATTGATTTTCATAGGTATTCCTCAATGCCGTTAAACCCAATAACTACACTGTCGGAATTATCCGCGCTTGCAACTCTTACCGCAAACAACTTATTCGTCGGGGAAATGACGACGCCGGGAATCATTGTTGTTCCATCCCAAGAGTTTACAAATCCTTGGAAAATGATCATGAAATTGGAGGCATCAGCCTTTACGAAGTCACCAGAATAGTTGGCATTAGCGGCGTAAAGCGTGACTGCTTGCGGTAGGTACTCGCCCCATTTTGTTTCGTCTGTCGGCAATGTTCCGGCAGAAACACTCGTTTTAGCAACAATTAATCTACCGCTAAACTTAGCGACCATTCCGTACTCGTATTGAATATTATCCTGCCATAAGCCAGTGTATGTGTATTCCTCTAAGCCGGACGGTGTTATCGTAACAGTTCCGACCGCTTTTTTTACTAAAGTATCAGGCTGGTACAAAATACCGTCTTGCGTATCAGTATCGAGCCATACATTTCCGAGTAATCCACATTTAGGATCTGACATTATTTCCTACCTCACATTGAACCGTAAAATAAACCCTTGAAACCTAACTGAAGCCCTTTTCTGAATCTAACAATTTCGGAAGGCTTTCTAAAGTCAGTAAGGCTCTCTTGTGGGCTATCTAAATTCTGCACTAGAAATAGCGGAGTATCGCCGCTTGGCATTGAATTATACCCACCCGCTGTTACGCGAAACTTCACAACAGATTCCTTTGAATTTGGCCTTATGACCAATTCTTCTGTCCTTGTAGAAACATCAGTAAGCCTGTAGACATATTCTAGATCTGTTTCAACAACTTCTGAATATGCTGAAATCATGTAAGTTGTGATTGATTCCGATAACGGCAAAAATGCTTTGTTCTCAGAAGTCTGCTTGTGTGTGCTAAATATGCCGTCTTTTATAATTGCACCATTTGAGAATGTGACTTCTGCCGTAGTGTCACTGACCTGAGTTGCATCGACCCAATTTAATCCAAACAAGACTCCATCTGTTGATTCCATAAAGTCTCTAAGGACCATCTGGAAAGCGTTTTCAACATTGTCTTGAACGCTAATGATATGGGTATCTAATATTTCTTGTTGTGGAGTAATGAAAGTCTTTTTCATTTATTCGCCTTCCGAATTATTCATAATTTATTTAACTTAGAAGATGGTGACTTTCACGGCTCCCCACTCGTTATCAGTGGAACTTATTGAATAAACTTTGCTTGCTGCAAAGACATGTAGAACGAGAATGTCTCCGCTGGATAGCTGCACATTACCGCAGTCATACCATTGCGAAGGTGCCTGATCTGGCGTAGTGGTGTTGTCGCCTAGATCGTACAGCATTTGGTAAACTTTACCGTTATGCTTTACAACATGATTGACAGAATAATCCACTCCACTCTCCCATTGTTGATGAAGGGCAGTTGTTTTGAAAGCTGGCCCACCACCAGATTCGTATGGTTCAATATATAGCCAAGCGTATGCGGTAGTTCTTTCTTTTTCAATGAGGTAGTTCTGTACGTTTTCCGAAGGAGGGTTGGCGCTTTCGGAGTTTATACGCCTTATTTCTACATACAGAACATTGGCGGCATATTGCCAAAATGATGTTGTCTCTGATTGAGGGGTGCATGATGAAAGAATGTTTACTTGTGTTGGAGTAAATCCAGTCTCAATGAAATTGCTTGCGATTATATCAGTTAGTGACGAAGGTGCGTCATAGTAAACTGTATCGCGGAATGGGTATTCAGATGTTCTTGTATCAAATAGTTCCACAAATGGCCCTTGAGTTTGACCACCAGTTGAATTTATACTATCCCTAATGCTTTGTTCCGCTTGCAACGCTCTTGCTGTTTCTGCTGAGACTTCCCAGCCTATATCATTAATCTTTAGCAGAAGCTGTTCATCCTTACCGTCAACGTAAGACTTATTGGTAACATCGTTTGCGTTTGTTGGCGCACTTGTTACCGAGATTGATGTTACAGGAGTGGCGGGATCGAAGGTGCCAGTTGCACCAGTTGCGCCAGTTGATCCCGTCGATCCCTGCGGCCCTTGGGGTCCCTGTGGTCCTTGAGGTCCTTGAGGGCCTTGTGCGCCCTGAAGCCCTTGTGGTCCCTGCAATCCTTGTTCGCCCTGTGGTCCGGGTATTCCCGTAACACCAATTGCTGAACCCATTGGAAACACTGTTCCAACCGAGGCATTACCCTCGGTATCATATGGAATGACAGTTAATATGTCGTCTACCTGATTCTTGGACAAAACCATAAGGTATATAGCGTCACTGCCATCTGGACTTACAAGTAATACCATTCCTTTATCAATGAAGGCTCTTGAGTCTGCTAACACTATTGTCGATTGATCACTAGATACTGTGAATGACTGAGTTATTTCAGTTAATGGTATTGCGCCGTCTTGCCCGTCCGTTCCATCCGTGCCAGGAATGCCAACTACGCCAGATACAGAGATATTCTGAAGCTCTTGAATAATCTTTGTATCAACATATCCTTTGTTCGCTAGATCAGTTGATTGTGATGGCTGAACAAGTGATACTGCTCCACTTGCAAAGGTTTGTTTAGCTGTGAAGGTGTGTTGCGCCGATAAATCGAACAGACCTGTTCCGGCAGGCCCTTGGGGTCCTTGTGGTCCCTGTGGTCCTTGAGGGCCTTGTGGACCCTGCGCCCCTCCTGCTGGACCTGCTGGACCCTGTAAGCCTTGAGGCCCTTGTGGGCCTGCATCGCCCTTGTCACCCTTTACGGCGACATAGCCCCAATCGTCACCAATTGTCGGTGCATTAACTGTGGCACTAATATTCCTTTTGGCGATATAACTTGAGCCAGAATAAAACACTACATCGTTGAGAGCATAAGAAGTGTTTGGCGTCCAAACGCCTTTATAACTAAATCCCTTGATATTGGATTGAGTTAATGCTGTTTGAATGCTAACCTTTTTGGTTATGCTATTCTGCACTATTGGGAAAAAGTCCGTGTTATTCACGCTATTAGCGGTTGGTAACTGACTTATCTTAATTTCTTCGCTCATCTAACTTACCTTATAGTGGATATTTCAAATATAATTTAATTCCAAATGCCTTAGATTTATCCAAATGTAGGCATAGCTGTTCTAGTGTGTATGCGTCCGGTTTTTTGTACAATTCTATGAAGGCTGTATATGGAGGAACCGAACCTGCTCCATAAAACGAGTGCGGCCTGCCGGTGGATTGGTCTATGCCTTCTGTGTAAAAGTTCCTCTTTGATGCGTTACTTCCCTGTCTACAAAACGCACCCCTTGGGCCTTTTACGTACATATCGCTTGGCTCACGATAAGTAAAGTCCAAAACGATTTGCCTTAGACTATTTTGGTCAGGGCCGTACTCATACAATAAAGCTGTTACCCTTCTTCTGTAATCATCATCAGATTCTCGTTCACTTGTAGATGATCCTCTGAATATAATTCGTTTCGGGGGTTGATGCTCTGTTGAGATAACCTTACCGCTCACTTCGTCGGCAACGAACATGGGTATCCCTTGCCCAAGCCTTCCGATGCCAAATAGGGTTGACGCATATTTATCTAGCACATCACCTTGCGCTGTGTTGAAATTGGTGTCGTAATGCAATGTGTCTATTGCGTCTAAGTTAATCTTGAATGAGTCTGCAATTGAATGAAATAGTTTGGTTGCAGCGGATATGCTCGACTCCTTCCAACTGGCCTGTGACAAGTTATCATCTGTTGGATGCACGGACACATTGTTGTCAGTGATTGACTCGTAAGCCTTATCATCTAGCAGTACAATATCACCTTCATTGTAAATTGAGTCTGGTGAGTAATTGCCTACGAAATTGTCATCCCTTTTAAATCTTGTCGGAAGGGATAATACAATTCGTTTTGTTATTGATAGCAGGTCGAAGTTTTTTGCTGACATTAAAGTGTACCAAGAGATACTGTGTCATCGTTCATGTCAAAGAACTCAATCTGTATTGATGAGTTAGCGTATTGAGTGTTTTGATCGATTGTAAGTCTGATTACGTAAGCGTCATTGCTTCCAGTTGGTTTATAGTCTCCAAATGAGTATGTTGTGCTGTCAATTTCCGCGATCGCTACATCCTTGATGTTATTGACACCGGGCACATTTGCAGACAGGATAACGTCATATACTTGGAGTTCAGACTTGGTGCTTGTATTGACGTATTCGGTAATTGTAGTCTTAATTCTTTCGGCCAATAGTGCTTTATCGTAGTTATCGTTATCTATTTCTGCCTTTAGCTTAATCTTGATATTCTTCTTGGCTGGTTCAAGAATTTGAAACTTTATTCCGAACGCTATAACAGATTCAACAGCGTTCTCAACTTCTATTTTCTGTTGCTCCGATAAACCGCCATTGATGCTATCAGAAGAAACGTAGATGGTATTCGTACCGGCTGAAGGACTATTCTCCTTTAGTTTGACGTATGATATTCCGGGAACAGATAGGGCCGCAGCCTTAACCGCATCCTCTGTTGCTTTCTTTATACCATTTAAGAATAACGGAATCCTCTTGCGTAACTGATCATCTGTCTCTTCATTGGCACCATCAGAAAATGCTTCTAGGTTGGTCACTGAGTCGATGCCGGGAATGATTGATGTGATGTTCGTTATTTTCCCCTGCGCCACATTACCAATAGGGCCTGCCAATTCACACATAACTTTTCCAGTTACAAATGTGACTGGATTACTTTGCGTACTAGCGGGGAATACAACATCGCTCATCAATCTGAAAGACACTGTGTTGCCGAAAACGTCTGGTTGCGTTGATACCTGCGCCCCTGCATAGATGTAGAAAACATCTGGCGAATATTCCAGCCTTGAGAATTTAACGGTGCCGGAAGAGTATCGCGCAAGTTTCCTTGTCATCCCGAAGTCTGCCACTCGATTCTCAAGATCCAGTCCATTTGCAGTATCAACGTAAAAAGAGCGATATGCTTCTTCTACAAGGAATTGCAGGTACTCTACAAATATAGCAACAGTTTCAAATATAGTTCTTACATTTGAGCCGGGGGTGAAATCGGTGATTCCCGTACTTGTACTCATACGGGTAATCATTCTATTTACGATTTCAGTGATTGTGTATATTTTTCTTAGTGCCATAATTACTCAATAAAGAAGTTGGGGAAAATGAAGGTTGTTCCCTCGGATTTTCCGTTTAGTAGCAAGTTCACCTTTACAGATATTTTATTTCCAGACTGTGTTAGATCAACAAAGTAAACTTCTTTTACTCTAGGATCTTCGTTTAGTAACTCTGTGAATGATTCTTTCACTTTATCTAGCGCGTTTTTATTGTTTGGCTGAGATACCAGTAGCGGTAGGTATGAGCCGTATTGTGGGTGTAATGGTAGTTCTCCGATAATTGTGTTCATTCTATTAAATACAGAGAATATAATGTTGTAGTATCCCGGAAAGCGTGGATTGGATACTTTCTCGTAATCCTCGCTACTTAAGAAGTCTCCGTTATCGGATAAAACTAAGTCTCCGTTGAATAGTAATAAATCATTTCCGTATTTATTACTCATGATAAGTTACCGATTCCTGTTCCGCTAATAGTTCCCGGACCTTGTGGAGTGACGCAAGTTCCATTTAGTGAGGTTACATTTACAGTTGCAGTTTTTACATACTCGTCTATAATGTTTGCCAGAACATCAGCTTTATCGGCTGCTGTGTATGCAGTTCCGTCCGGCTTTTTTGCTTCACCAAACATGGCAGTAAGTTTCTGTTTTAGTTGCTGCTTGTTGAGAGGCATTAAGCTAAAACTCCCGTATTTCCTTCGATGATGACGCCGGGGCCAACAGGGGTTGCCACCTGATCACCAACTCTTGCGATTGGTCTGCTTCCGTTAGGCCCTAAAATAATCGAAGGGGAGTCGATGTGTGCCTTGCTTGATTTAACAACGACCTCACTCCCCTCAATAGTTATTTTTCCTTGTTTTAATACAATCTTATTTCCATATTTATCGGAAAATACAACGTCATGATCGCCCTCAAGCGGGAATCCGTTTTCCCCTGCTTCTGACTGACAGTAGCCGCCGGATAAGCAGATGGCTGTGCTTCTATCACCACGAGGAAACACGACAAGCACTGTTGTATCTATTTCTGGGATTTGACCAGATGAATACGAATTGTTCGCGTTCATCATGTATAGGCGAGTCCACCCAATATCTTCTAAGTCTGGAAGAAGTAGTAGTTTGACCTTCTTATCCTTCTTTCGCACCTGTGCTACAATTGCTTCTGCTATATGGGTTACTTCATTACGAGCCTGATCAATTCGTCGGTAGATATTCCTTATGCCCTGTAATTGATCACTCATTCGCCTATCCTCTTATTGAGTATTGATAAATCTCCGATAAATATTGGTGTGCTTCCAAGTGAATTTGAAGGCTTAATATTTACTTTTGGTGGCGCAATTCTCTGAGTGACGGTATCCTTGTTAATATCTGGGTCGGTATCAATATCTATGGTTTGAGTATATCCTTCAACACTATAATTCTCTGTAATAGAGTTGATTGAGAAATAATAGTCTTTTACGAAACTTAATTCACTATACTCTTTTGTAGATACAAACTGAACGAGATCGAATACATTAATGTTATGGTTAGCAAAGGGAATATCTGCATTGCCTGTCATTATCTTCCTAGATAACCTTTGGTATATGTTCTGAGCAATTGCGTTTAATTCAGACTCGCCTCTGTTGCCACCAATGTTCATTTTTATGTGTCTTGTGTTCTCTTTAATTGGTGCGTTTTCTGGGTATCTAATGAATGACTTGCGCTCTTTGCCCTTCTTGGATAACTTACTTGAATATAAGTCAACCACAACATTAGTTTTTGAGGACTCGCCAACTTCTCCGTATCTAAGAGTAAGATTCTTGAACAACATGTTCTTTGATAAATCAACAGAACCCTGTGGGCCATAGTAAAGGCTCCATAGAGAGGGGTCTTGCATGTACCTAGTAATGTATATTTTTGAACCTTCAATAAATACTCTTTTATTCACTTTTCCAGCGCAGTCCATTAGAACTTCCCAAAAGCTTCTGCCGGAAGCACTGTATGAATATTCGCCCGTTTCTGCGTCTCTTTCTCCAAGCCTGTTCGACCCCTGAATTGAATCTGCGACTATTTGTATGCCGGGAATCCTGCGTTGAATTGCATTTAAAACACTGGAAACTTCGGCATCGCTATTCTTGAAGTTCTGGTCCCACTTGTATTCTCTTAGAGGTTGTGACCAATCAAAACATAGAAGTCTTAAAGTTCTTTCGTCACCGAACTGCCATTCTGGTTGTGCGGCGAACCCGTCGAATCTCAAACTAAACTTTGAGGTATCAATCTTCTGTCCATTGAATGAAGCGTTATATATCTTACTGATCACATTGTTTATATCGCTTCGGTCATCTAAGTAGCCTGAATAGACTTTAACAGGAACCCTCATCCCTGTCTCTTCTTCGTTCGCAAAAACCCTGCTATCAATATTCTCTAGGGCCATTGTAATGGTGCAGGTTGCCGCTTCGCCTCTTGAGCTTAACGCCAAGTTATATTCAATGACTGGGCATATTTCGTCGCCAATCACCACATAAGAGAATGGAGTATGTTGTGAGGGTTGATTGTTCATTCTAAATGTCTAACGGTATTAAGATAACTTGTCCTACCTCTAAGTTTATATCTGTCAATTTATTGAATCTCATCAACTTCTTCCAATTGTTATAGTCGCCCGTCATTTTCTGGGCAATGCTATGTATCGTATCTCCATACGTGACAATGTATTCGTCACTCTGTTTCTCATCGCTAACCATTGAATTATAAATGGCTATATATTTCGCATATTCTTCATTTATAATGTTTAAGTTTGATACGATCTCAAGGGCGATAAACTTATCCTCTTGAGTATAGTTATCAAAGCTTGCGTATATATCTTTGATTGTTTTCTCATTGGATAACTTTTCAGCTACAATGTCGTTGTATAATTCTTTGCTCAATAAAATTGCCATACTGCCTCGCTCTAGCCGACTGAGCCATCAGGAAGGTCGCCTTTACCGACACTCGCCGGATATTTGGCACCATCACCAGTTTTAGGTAGCTTGCCGCCCAACTGCTTAACTAATTCCTTGGGATCGTTTGCAATAACCGTAACTGAAGCTATGTTGTAGGTGTGAGTTGAACTCTTTCTACTATCTATAGTTGCTTTAGGTGTTACGACTGCTACGGATGCTCCCGCTCCAAGCGAAGTCTTAATTGGCTTTGTGCTTGGTGTAGGGGTCGGAGTTGGCGTTGGTGTGGGCGATACAGGCTTCACACCACCTTTACCAGCGTTAGCAAGCTTCTCCCTCTTGAGATACTCCTCTCGCTCTTTAGGCGTCATACTAGCCAAAGTTTCTTGCCTAATTCTGGCGTCATTTTTGGCTTTTTCTTCATTAGAATCTGATCTCGTTAGATACTCATAGATCAGTTTGATAACGACGCCAAGTACTATGATGGCAGCCAAAATTGCAGCAACAGCGGCAGCACCCGTTATGATGGCGGCAGCGGCTTCGGCAAAAGCAATGACGCCCGCAGTGGCTAGTCCAGTTGCAGCAACAGTGGTTGCCATGCCACCAGCGCCGACGGCAGCGGCACCTGCCACAGATGATATGCCAAGCGCAGCAGCCGCAGTAGCGACCAATCCAGCATTATCGGCAATAACTTTAAATATATCCACGAATACGTTCGCAACTTCCCTGAATTTTGCACCGTATTTATAAGAATTAAGCATGATACTGTGTATCGAGTTTGCTACGCCTTGCAGTGATTTATCGCTATCGGTTGAACCAAGGAACCCTGCCATAAATCTGGCTATTCCTTCAACGCTATCAGATACAATTTGAAGTGAGATTTGGAAATTATCAATAATATTATTGATTGTCGCTTCCGCATCTTCTGGACTTCTTTCAAGTCTATCTATGATGCCTGCGATTTTTAGAACCAAGTAATCGAAGCTATGTGCAAACCTGTCCGATATTCTCTTGATGGAAAGTCCAACGCGCTTGTCTTGTGACATTCTGCTAAGAGATATGATTAGTTCCTTAAAAAACCCTCTGGCTTTATCGTATAAGACGGATGTGAGTTGTGTGCCGAACATTTTGGCGAACATGGTAGTTGCATCTAGTGCTGGCTGAAGCGTCTCAGTCATCATGTTGGCAAGTTGCTCTACGCCCAAGCCTGCTTGAGACATTACCTTGTCTAGCCTGTCAAATGCTTCTATCATCTTACCAGCATTGACCATCTGGGTTATGTAGGCCATATCCGCTTCATGAATCTTGATGTTTTCTCTTTTTCTCATTGATACGGCGTTATCCATACCCTTACTCTTACCAGTTGTAGAGTTTGAGCCGCCCAATGCTTCCATGATCGGGAAGATGTGGTATCCTAGATTCCTGTTTCCTGGGTCTGACATTTTGAGTACAGCACCCATTTTGGCGATTCTAATTGATAATTCATTGAGCATTTCTGGATTCTGAGCATAAGGATTAACCTTACCGTCCTTACTCAATTTGTTAATTAGATCGGACATTCCTTGCCTTGACGCAGACACGATTTCATTGAAATCCTGCCCAGTCATAGCAGATACACCCATCAACTTATTCATGAAGTCTTTTGATACTTTTTCAGACTTCTGGAATCTTGTTTGAACATTCTTATCTTGTGATGCTTTAGCTTGCTGAATGGTTAATTGAGTGCCATCCGCATTTTTCATTCCGAGCAAACCAAGTGATGTGAAGTAGGTTTGCGACCGCTTCATTTCATCATTAAACTTGATAGATTCAAGAGTCCACTTATAGATTGCCTTACCAATCTTAAGCGTTGTTGAGTATACAAAGTTCAATGCCCTTCGAATTGCGTCAAAGGCATAAACTTTGAATACTGTTCCGATTATACTATGGCCGCCGTGTCCGCCGTAGTACCCACCGTAGTATCTTCTGTATCTTCCGCCACCGAAGCCGCCTCCACCACCACCGCCTGAACCTCCGCGACCGCCGGAACCGCCTGCGCCACCTGCACCGCCGCCCGTGTTTCCACCACCAACACCGCCACCGCCACGGCCTCCAAACCTGTTGTTGTTAAAATGGTTTGTGGTGAAGTTATTTGGACCATTGAATCTTGCGTTATAGAATGTCCCGTTTCCATTAAACGAGCCACCGCCACCACCACCTCTACCACCTCTGCCACCGCCTCCCCTTCCGCCAGAAGTCGGTGGGCCAGAGACGGACGGATCGTATCCAGTGCCGCCAAACGGATTGGTTGTGAACGGATTGGGCGACATTCCGCTAGAATTAAATCTGGCCCTTCTCTCGATCTCCGATGATCTATTTGCGAATTTGCGGAAGTTATTAAGTTCCCTATTCGCTCTTTTAGATTCTTCGATTCGTTTCCTTATTGCCTGTTTTCTCTCCAAGTCCCTTTTGAATCTGTCTTCATCTACTGGTGGTCTTGGTGGGGTGTTTTGGCGAATTGTTGAGCCGAGTCCTGATACAGACGGATCACGGCCCATAACCATCCCGTTAATAACACGAGCGTACTTTCTGGCCTCTCTCTGTATTCGCTCTCTTCGGTTCTTTAAATTGTTCTCCAGATCTGCATATTGTTTGATAACAGGCTTGAAATTAGAAGTCTTTTTAAGTTTATTTACGGCAGCATCAATCGCTTTGACTTGATCCTTCGTTGCGCCAACAACTTTAGCCGAGGCAGTTCTGAATGTTTCACTACCCCTCTTGGCTTTATCATACGTTAGATCAATTTTATAGCCAAGTTGCTGGAATAGGCGCTCAAGGTTCCTAATCTGCTTTTCGCCATATACTTCAAATTCTAATGTCTGTTTGAATGCCATAAGTTACCTATTTTATTTACGCCTTGGAGTAGTTAAGCCTTTTTGAGCGCCAAGGGCTTTACCATTGATATAAACATTCCCACCTTTTTGAATATTTCTTCCGCCGGGACTAGCGCCTCCAACGAACTGCTGTGGGGTTCTTCCCTGTGTAACCAGCGGATTGGCTAAAGCCCTGCCAGTCATGCTTGTTGGCCTATTATCATTGCTGTCATCAGACGATGCGTGAGTAGGTCCAACTTCCTTCAATTTTCCGTCCTTGGCTTTTTTAGAAGCTTCCGCTATATTCTTCTTTGATTCCACAATATTGTCTGGAATAATCTTAATCTCTTGAATTTGAACTTGAGTGGGAGTGATCTTTTTCTGATTCATGTGTGGGGTAAGCTTTATGCTATAATCAACTTCTGAATGATTGATAACTTTTATTTCAAACTGCTCTATGATGCAAATCATCTTATCGCCTTTGAATTTGAAATTACCCTCTTTCTTACCTTCTATGGGACTAAATGCTGGGCTGTTTCCATCTGGTACAGCAAAGACGCATTTGAGTGGTATTCCCATGAGTGACTTGAGTTTTTCTGCGCGTTCTTTTGCGCTCAAGTTTGAGCCATTAATTCTATATGATCCGAAGAAGCACCCTTCGAACTCAACAGGCTCTTGGAATATGCCAATGATCTGATTGGTCATGACGCCGCCATTGTACTCAATGTAGTTCGTCTTTGTCCTATAAGAAATGCCGACAGAATCCGGCAGTTCCTTTGGGTGGAACTGAAACAGGATCGTATCGTCATCAACTTTAGTAAAGTAGATCATTATTATTCCCTCATATTTTATTTATGCTAAAAAATGGGCCTCATTCGAGGCCCATACTTTCTTCTGGCGAATAATAGTCATTCATTACTAGAGTTGCAGCGTTTCTCCATGTTGAGTTCCATTGCTTCTTTTCACCGAATATACACTCATATGGAACACCCCATTTTAAAAGAAACATTGACTGGCGGAAGCTTGGATTATCCGCCAGATTTGCTACTCCCCCTCGTCTTCAGCCTCATTCAATTCGCTGAAAACTTCAGTGATACTCATCCATTCCTTCTTGCTGAACTTGGTCATAAACTCAAACACATCTTCGAGTTTACGCATAGGTTTACACTCAACGTCATCAACAGATGAGACAGATAGTGCGATCTGAACTGAGCGAACAGTTACTCCGCTTCCAAACTGGTTGTTCTGATCGAAGTCAGGACCCACCATCCTGAATGATAGTACATCTTCCAAAGCAGATAGTTCGCGGACAACTACCTTCTTACCACTCTTGAATACTAACTCCTTGGTATTCATTTAGTTCACTCCTTACTTAAATGTGTCACTACTGTCCAGTATGCTGTTAATTATATTAGAAACTGTTTTTGATAGTCTGCCCGATTCTACACCGGCTGAGCGCACTTGAAAATAAACTTCCTTATAAGGACAGAATAAGCTTAACGAGTATGTTGATACACTATTGTCCCCATTAACATCATAACTGTATGAGGATATTGTGCAGTTTTTATATTCAGTAATTTCTATCTTATCTGGTTCGCCTTTTATGTCTACCCCATGATTGACTATTTCAATAATATCAATTACTGGCGTTATAACTGGCCCATTTGAATAAGGTAGTGTTCCAGAATAAATATCATACAAATTAATAAGGATTGATAGGTTTTCATCGGTTCTATCGCCATCAATCCTAATATCATACCCCTCGTGGGTTATCAAGTCGATATTCTGTTTAAATCCATATGGCCTAAACTTCTTCTTTTCATTGATATTCTTTGTTACGTTGTAAGAGGTTATCTGTAGAACATCTGAAAACTTCTCATTATCTATACGGATATAGATTGAGTATTGTGATGATAGGATCGGCTTTTTTGGTATTATTCTGCCGTCTGTTCCGGGCCTTTGGAATAGTAAATCGGTAACTGAACTATCTGCAAATTCTGACTTTAGGTTTTCAAAGAATGACATACTACTATACCCCACTATCTCTAGGTTGTAGTATTTTACTATTGATTATATCATCCACAACGCTGCCGGCAACATCCTTTGTTCTAAATACAACTTCCTGGAACGCAATCTGTGGTCCGAATTCAATATCAAAGAATGATATGTCCGCTGGCGCTATTTCTTTATATGCAGCGAAACCTTTGATGGATTGACCATACTCATCGCTGCTGATGTTTATTTCTGGTGAATACAGAGTTACGTTTCTGTATACCCAACATTCGAATGTCTTCTTATAGTAATTAACTTTTTCAATTATAAATAACTCAGGCGGTTGTGTTCCTGTTATTAGGCCGCGATCTACGAGATTTCCCCATCTTTCCAACATCGGATTAGTCTTACCGATTTTAAATGATAGGTCATATCCACCGAAGCGCAAAGATGCCGCCTCTAGGATGTATCCTATCGGGCGGCTCTTTATCATATCAGTTGTAGAGGTTGAAGAGAACTCGTCTATTTCGCCAAGAGAAATAGGAAGTGCCAATTTAGAAGAGTTTACGAATAATTGGACATTTCTGCCTAAGATCCTAGCGGCCATAAGTTACCTACAGTTGTTTAGATGATTGTAGAATCCTTACCCAATGCTTTTTTAATCATGTCATCTACAAACGTCTGATTCTTTTCCATTGAGTTTGCGATATTATTACCAACGGTCTGAACAACTTTAAGGGTTCCACAGAATCCTTCAAACTTTTCCATCAATTCGTCGTTAGCATCAATATCCAAGCTATACCCATAGATTGTTACATCGTCAAAGGAGAATGTTTCGCGTGAGTTATCGTAGTAAACGATTTCCTGAAGTACCGTGAAGTACGGTGAGCGGCCACCGTCATAAATCTTCTCATCTTGCTTGTGTAGAATTTGAGCAAGATTCCAGTCTACTTTGCCGCCCTCGAAAGATAGATCATAACCTTCAAAAGTCTTGTTGGCAGTAATTGACTTCTGACCAATAGACCTTGACTTTTTAATTTCTCCCAATTCTTTAACTGAGAATTTGGAGATTTCACCAACCTGTACATCTTGACCACTTGAATTACGAACTAAAATCTTGGCTTGATTGCCTCTAATCCTCGGCTTGCCCATGTGTTTCCTTTCCTCTTATAACTGATATTCTTAAGGCATAGTGTAGTGGGGAGAATTATCTCCCCACAATTCACTTTACTTATTAAGCAACAGTTAGAACCTTCGCTTCTGAAGCGTCTAGCGTTACGTTGATAAAGTCTGCTGGACTCCACAATGAGATTTGAACATCCACAATCATCTTAGCTTGTTGTACGCTTGAATCTGGATTGTTTTCTGAGTCGCATTTAACGGCGAATGCTTTTCCGCCATTTACCCTACCGATTTTACCCATTGATACTTCGTTCTGAATTAGTGAGTTCAATACTGACACTACTTCAAAGCGCAATGCTTGGTTGTGCGGCCTTGAAACGAATTGTTGCAATCCGGTTTCAAACGTCTTAGCGAAGAAGTTTACCGCACGACGACGGGTGATGTTAGCCTTGGCTGGCTCATTGGATGCGTTGTATCCGTTACGTACAACGAAGCCGAATCCTGCTAGAAGCGTAATGGGTGATACACGACTCTTTGATAGTTGATCAACGTCTGAGCGTGTTAGCGCCCTTTCCGTGCCAATTACGCCATTTATTGCTTGGCGTGAAGGGGATACATGGTAGGAGAGGGTTGATAATAGTCCTGCGTAGAAAGAGGTTGGGCTGTGATATTCCTTCTTGTTGTTGTTTGGGTTCAAGACTTGTTGGAAGGGGTATGTCATAATACAACGATCGGTATTGAATGAGCCCATAAAGGTTTTAAGCGATGATACGCTTGTTCCTAACGCTGGGGCACATACAGCCATACGAGGCGTTACGGTAACAAGAGTACAATGGTCTTTTAGTGCTTCTGACATAGCTTGATTTGCGCGTGTGCAGACAATGATTTCAACTTCTTCATCTGCTTCTAGCGCCACTAGGCCACTTAGTCCCTTTAGTTCGTCGTTAACACCGACATAAGCTGAATCAAGTAGAGCGGAACCTTCTACCAAACCATTTGAACCACCAGTGAACGTGTACGTTCCAACTGCGGGGTTTGATGATCCAGTAGTCAATAACTGTACGAAGTCGTCTACCTGAAGTGCTGCACCCATTATGGTAGCAACATAACTATCACTTGAAGAATCGGTGAAGGTTACTGACTTGTATGAGTAACTTTCTTTACCATATGAGAATAGTAAATCAACAAAGCCTGCAATACTGCTTGCTGAAACTTTTAGAGTTACTGAATTACCCCATGAACCTGCGCTGGTTAGTTGGAAGGTGGTTCCTGATACAGTTGCAGTTGCCGCTTTTTCTTCGCCATCTGTGATACGAACGAAGTCAACGATGCTTGCTCCTGCGCGGAATAGGTTGTACATATACATGTAGCCTTCGCCGCCGTGTGCTGCATGGTATCCGCCAAATAAACGAGTAAAATCTGCAAGTGAACCCAAGCGAGTTGGGACGCCAACAGGTCCACGAATCGCTTGTCCTACTACACCTACAACGCCAATGGCGGAAGCGCGGATTGATGGTGCTGGTGAAGCCTCTAAAAGATTTACGTCTGGCGTGAACTGATTATCAAAGTTTGATACAATCGCCATTATCTATTATTTCCTTTCCTACCTAAGAGAATATAACATATCTATTATATTAGACACTTATAAAGTAAAAGGCCCCCTTTCGGGGGCCAGTGCTGTTGCTATTATTTATACAGCAGCGCGATACCAGATTTCAACCTTGTCATCGACTTCGATGGTGAAGGGTACGACGAGTTTCAACTTACGGATTACGCCGGTTCCATCATCAACGATTTCGAAGTCAGCGGTTGAACCCATACGCTGAATGACACCGTTGACGGATAGAATGGGCTTGGAGCCTGATACTAGGCCGCTTGGAGCAGCAGCTAGGATGTACTCACCGTTTGAGTCGAAGCTAACGATTTCCATATCTACCGCATTACCTTGTTGTGACTTGAACGTGTTGAACGCACTGGTTAGTGACGCAACTAGACCACTTAGAGCAGTATCATTGCTGATACGCGCTTGCTCTTCGCTTGCTAGACTTGCTACTACACCTGATACTGCAACTTGGCGGGCTAGGACTTCAGCGTTTAGATCAGATACGATACCTGATAGTGAGGTTGAAGTACCACCGGCTAGGTTGGAGATTGCAGCGGCAATTGCGGCATCACGATCAACGACTTCTTGCGCTAAGTCAGAAGTTAGTCCTGATACGGCAGTTTGGCGAGCAAGCGTTTCAGCGGCTAGATCCGCAATGACGCCTGAGACTGCAACTTGGCGAGCCAAGGTTTCCGCAGCTAGGTCGGCAACAACACCTGAGACAGCTACTTGACGAGCAAGCGTTTCTGCCGCTAGGTCTGAGGCCAAGCCTGAGACAGCAGTCTGACGTGCTAGGGTTTCAGCAGCTAGATCGGCTACTACGCCTGATACGGCAACTTGACGCGCTAGAGTTTCGGCAGCTAGATCAGATACGACACCTGATACGGCTACTTGGCGGGCTAGAGTTTCGGCAGCTAGATCAGATACGACACCTGATACGGCTACTTGGCGGGCTAGGGTTTCGGCAGCTAGGTCAGCAACAACACCAGAAACGGCGACTTGGCGAGCCAAAGTCTCCGCAGCTAGGTCAGAGGTTAGACCTGATACAGCGGTTTGACGCGCTAGGGTTTCAGCCGCTAGATCTGAAGCTAAGCCTGATACAGCAGCTTGACGATCAGCGATTTCGGTATTTAGAGCAGCGGTTACGCCGGAGACAGCAGCCTGACGGTCAGCGATTTCCGTGTTTAGAGCAGCCGTTACGCCAGATACCGCAGCTTGGCGGTCAGCGATTTCGGTATTGAGGGCAGCAGTTACGCCGGATACCGCAGCTTGGCGATCGGCGATTTCGGTATTGAGGGCGGCGGTGACACCTGATACTGCCGCTTGGCGGTCAGCGATTTCGGTGTTGAGTGCAGCGGTAACGCCTGAAACAGCGGCTTGGCGGTTAGCAATTTCGGTATTGAGTGAAGCCGTTACGCCGGATACTGCCGCTTGACGGTCGGCAATTTCGGTATTAAGGGCTGCAACAGTACCAGTGATTGCGCCACTGAGGGCCGCTTCAGCAGCCAACGCACGAGCAACTTCATCAGCTAGGTCGAAACCTAGTTGTGCCTCAGCAGCGGTTGCGCGAGCGACTTCGGCTGATAGGTCGCTTACTGCGCCTGAAAGGGCGGTTGATTGCGTGGTGCCTTGGCTTGCTAGTTGTGATAGAATGGCGCTTACTGCTGATTCGCGGCTTGCGACTTCTAGTGCTAGACTGCTATCCAAACCATCCAAGCGTGACTTAATGTTGCCACTGGCAGCGAAGGCAGCTTGGCCGGTTCCCAAGAACGCACCTGATTGACCGTAAATGTCTTTCAATAGCTGTTGGAGATCGTTGTCTACTGCTAGATCAACAACACCATGGTAGAACTTCTTGGTGGTGTTTTCGGGGCGGATTTCGTCGAGTGAGAAGCGTTGTAGGAACTGGTAAAGTACGCCGGTTACGCCTGAAGGAACTACTGCTGAAGCATAGGTTCCGTCTGCATTGTCAGCGAAGAACTTTAGCATGGTTCCACTGGTTGCGGTATCGACTTCCAAGAACGCTACGATTTCACGACCTTGTGAATCTTGCATTGGGGTCTTGTCTGCCGCATTTAGAAGAAGAACCTTGGCTTTTTCATGAGGGGTTGCAGTGGGCGCTGCATCGCTGGTGCGGTAAGCGAACTTACCCTTGTTGACTACGCGATTTTCGTTGTCAGAGTAAAGGGCGCTGTCTGAGAATAGGAAAGGACCATTGAGTGAGATTGACGCACTGGAACCACCGGCTGTAACGGATAAAGCCGCAGCACCTTGAACGTAATCTTCAACAGGTTTGGTAGCTAGAATGTTACTAGCTGCATTCGTTGAAATAGAGTCAAACTCAATAGAACGTGCTAGAGCTTGACTCTTAAGATTAATCCTACGCATTTTATTCTGTTTTTCCTTTCATAAGAAACTAAGCGACTAAGTAATCAACGGAGACATAATCATCACTGGTGATCTCTTCACTTGATAACCAAGAGAAAGATTTACCATCTGGGTTTTCCACGTAATCAAGATTAGGAGCCTGACAAACTCCATTTACATAGACTTTTAAACTTCCAAGTGCGATAGGATAAACCGTATCTAACTCAAAGTTTAGGTTGTCGTTTGTGGCTGGAATTTTATTGTACCTAAAAGCATCTGCTGTTACGTAGGCCGAACCAACGCCTCCAAAACCGAATGTTGTCCAAGTCAAGGGTTATAACCTCCAACAATAACACTTACTTTTCCCTGAATATCTACTGGCATTAAATATAAGTCTGCTGGGCTTTGAATATCTAAGATGAGTCTCTTTGTTGTTGTTATTCTATGGCTTACATCCCCTGAGATATATTTGTCCAATAAAGGATTCCAAACTAGAGGTAGAAGCTGAATGTATGAGTTTGCTTCTACAATATCTACATCAATAATTAGTTGTGAGTACCCGTTAAAGTTTAGCCCTTTTTGCATCAGTGGAATATCGACTTCTTTATCCAGAATTGTTATTTCGTCGTGCATTTTTATGAAGCTGGGTGGTTCCGCCATTCTTGGTGGGCCGGGAGGACCCTGCGGGCCGGGCGGTCCTTGAGGCCCTTCGATCACAGACACATCAGCTGTCTTGGACAGCATAAGCCATCCGTATGATGTTGCTCTTAATGCTATATAATCGTTTGTGCTATTTAGTAATACTTCAGACAATCCATCTATTAATTGACCGCTGGCGGCTTGGATACGAACCACATTTACTGTATCGTCTACCTTTTTAAACTCGTACTTCTTTCCGTAAAGTGTTGCGGCGCGTGGTAGCGTTACAACTATTTCTCCGGTGGTTGCATCACATAATGATAATCCGTCGAGTTCTTGTAGTGTAAAACTTGAGTTTCGCTCGAATATTTCCTCAGAGTTAATATCTTTAACTCTTGTTCGCCTCGTCTTGTTGTTCTGAACTATTACTAAAGTGTCTTCGTTGTATAACCTATTCGCAATAGGTAAGCTTGTAATTTTTACTGCCATTTGCGCCCCTTAAGTCATGGATCATTTGAAATAGGCAATACGATTACTGCTGAATTTTCTGTCAACAGAACGTCCTCATCATCAATACTAACGATTGATAGATAATATTCCGAATCCAATAAACCTGTCCCTAATATTGTATTAGTTACATTTTCAATTGGGTGATTCAATGATCCATTAGATGTTTGAATATTGGTTTCAATTGCGTCTACAACGAAGCCAGTTGACTCACTAAATACTTGGCCGCATAGAACCACATTAAATACTTTTACATATGGCCTATGCTGATCCGTATCATGGTGTCCATTATATTCAACTGAAAAGTATTGATTCGGAAGTGGGTCGTCTATCGTGTAGTAGTGCGAATTTCTTGCCAACTCAAACATAATCTGGTTGCCAATAAGCCTCTGCTCTTTTCTTGTGTTAGTGAATAAATAAATAGATAAAGGTACATGAATTTCTCCAAGTGGTTCGTATATCTTTATTTCGTTTAAACTTTTAACAGCAATTGGTTTATCACCGTATACATTAATCTTGTATTTAACGTCATTGAAGTAGCGCATGCCGACTGATGGGAATTTTTGATCATTTACTGATGGTTGATTGGAGCCGTCGTATTTATTTACGAGGGAAAAGTCCGGCATTTTTGCCAACACTCTGCCTGTCGGTATTCCGGTGATTTGAGATATTTTTATGCACATTGTGCCGAGCATTAAGTCTTCCAAGTCTCTCATAAATCACTTGACCTTAAACCATGATTTCCAGTCACCACCGTTGGCCATTTCTTTTATGGCTTGTTCGATTATGAATTTCAAATCCGAATCCGATACAGACTCATATACGGCATCTTGAATTGCTGGCCTTAGAAAGGGTCTTGGTGGAATAATTGCCTGAACTGGATCTAAGACAACTGCCCCATATTCTTGCACTTCTGCATATTTGGCTACTGCCGGATTATCAATTCCAATTTCAACCATCACCTTGTTCATGTAAACTGTAGAATACAGAACTTTTACCGACTCTTCCATCTTGCCGGTTTCCATTAGGACAGCTTCCGTCTTACCGTCTCTTAGTTTTTTAGTTAATTCTGGTGTATCTGGGCTATGAGGTTCTGTTGGATTTCCACCGTTATAGATGTTTTCTTTTGCGCGTTTTACCGCATCCCTTGCGATATAATTGGCTATCTGCTGTTTGAAGCTGGGGTCTTCTATTCCATCTGCAAGCATTTCAATAGCGGCTAGAAAGTCGTCCAATCCGCCGCCAAATCTCTTTCCTTTTTTAGAATTTCTCTTTGCCATTAATACCTAGAATCTCTATGACACTTAGCTTCTATCATGATGTTGTCGCCAAAAAGTGCTGTAGGCTGTACAAAGTAAATTATCCATTCGTTAGGAGTATTTGGTGGATAAACTATCTTATCTCCTGTTGAAATATCTTCTGTTGCTGAAGTATAGAAAGAGAGGATTTCTTTTGATGTGTTGTTTGGTAAGCCGCCGATTTCTGTTTCTTTAACTTCTCTCTTATCGGTGTTTATGACTATCTTTATTTGTCTTTCAGTGAATACGTTTAATTCGTCTACTGGCTCGCCATACTTGTCTAACTGTATGCTTTGTGAGACTCTTTTGATTATAGTAATGACGCCGACTCTATTAATGAATCTATTACAGATTCTACGCCTTATTCTTGAGTTCATCGGAGATACCTGTACCTATTTAGAATTGAATAAATAGTTACTGGAATACCGATATTCATTTCATCGTAACGCTGTCTTGGGTCAACATAGTTTTCTTCGAATTTATCAAAGACGAACCTCGTTGATGAACCGCCTTCTGGAATTGCGACTGAGCCTGTATCAACTGACTGAGCGTATGTATTTGCTAACATTAGGGTGGCTAGTTTGATTGGTGGCGGTATATCTTTATATCCTGCTATATACGTTGCTTGGTATAGTGCGCCGGTTATTAGGGCCTTCGAGAATATTACTCTCCCATCCTTCATGAATGTGTAGTTAGATGGAGATATTGTCAGTGAGTTCATGTTGTATCCATTGCCGTCAACAAGATTACTTGAACCTATTGGGTGATACGTAATAGATTCAATTGAATGTAATGGAAACTTTCTTAGGTATAGTTTTATTTGGCCCGTTTTTGCCACAAACTCTTCTTGAATAACGCCGGTCCCGAACGTCTGTCCTGCATATAGATCGATAATTGATGAAATGTATTCCAAGAAATCGTAAACGTCACCAGAGGTTGCGAAGACTCCACAATCCGCTCCCGGCTGAAAGTCTGCACCATATGGTGAATTAAGAAACTCTTGTACTGTAACGTATGCCATACATTCCTCGCTTAATATTATATTAATTTAAAAAATAAGTGCCCCGCTTTCGCGGGACACTTTTCGCTTTATAGGTGGGGATTAACTTAAAGCGTCAGATACGTTGGAGATTACTGCGTGATGGTTCTTGGCGCGTAGTTCGAGCGTACCATACCACTTGATTAGGCGGTTCGCTACAATGTCGGCTGAACCGATTGACAATTCCTTCATGCGGATGCCACCAGCCAATTCAGCTAGTGAAACCTTGGCGGTGTCTACAACGAACACCTTGCCTGAAGGGAGGAAGTCGCCACGAACGGGTACGATTTCGAGATCGAAGCCTAGTGGTGATAGGTAACGCATCGTGCTTACGCCTAAACCGCCAACTTGACCACCGGCGAGGTAGCGAACGCGATCGGCGGTGAAACCAGCGATGCGCTGTGCTACGGCAGGACGACACATGATGACGTTAGGATTGCCACCCGCTGCATAGGCAGCGATTAGGGCTTCTTGAAGCTTGGCTTCAACTAGAGCAGCCGCAGACGCACCGTTTGAAACTGCGTTTGAACCTGAAGCTAGTTCAGCAATCAAACCGTTCATTTGCTGGGGAGCGGTCTGGGTCTTGTCACCGTTCCAGATCCAGTATTCGATGGCACGCATAACGTCCATCATTTTTTCTTCAACTTCACGGGCGAAGGCATCCATGCCAGATGACTTACCAATGGTGTTGGTCGCGTTGAGCAATTCGGTAGCCTTGGCGATACGGCCAACTGACATAACCTTGTTGTCACGACGAACCGTGCTGTTGGTGGTATCGCTGGGAGCGCCACCATCGGCATATACTGAATCAGAGAACGTGGAGGTTAGCGTGGTTTCAGTCCACTCATGCGTTAGAGCAGAGGCGGTCGTGCGACGTAGACGTGAGAAGAGGGGTACATCGGGAGGCGTGATGTACTGAATTAGGTCGCTTAGATCTTCGTGAATGGAATCAGCGAAGTTGGTGGTGTTGAGTGCGCGGAGAAGCGCCTCTTCTTTTTTAGATAATTCTGACATTGTAAACCTTTCAAAAGAATAGACTTTACTTCTTCTCTACACTCTGTCTAATAAGAGGAATGCTTAACGGAGAAGGATTACATTTATATATTTTAGACATGGGAAAAGGGTGCCGATTTTGGCACCCTTCACGTTTGCTATATTGGAGTTGCTTTTAAACGAACTCTCCGTAACCGATGTATTTGTTACCCAAGATTTTGTGCCTGATGAGTTCTTGTGCGTCACGTTGAACCTTGGCACGTTCAATGTTTTCAGTCTTACGCGCTTCAGGTGAATTTGAACGAGTGACTGATTCGAATAATTGTTCCGCTGGCTTGGAGGCTGGCTCCGACTCAACACGGACAAGGCGCTCTGAGAGTTCAGCGTTGATCGCTTTCATGCTGTCCATTTGTTCGCGTAGCACTTTGTTTTCTTCCAAGCAAGATTCAATTTGTGAGCGAACTTCATTGAACTTGTCGCTGATTACTTGAGTAATGGTGGACATGAGTGCTTCTTCGTTGTAGGCGGCGCGTTCTTCAACTTCCGCTTGCTCAACTTCTTGTTCAACTTCTTCAACTTCAGCAGCTTGAACTTCCTCTAGCGGCTGTTCTTCTTGTTGAACTTCTTCTTCTGCTCTCTTCTCTTCCATAGGCGTTAGCATCGTTGATTCGTCTGATAAATCTTCCTTCATACTTGCGGCACCACTTTCTGCATCCATGAAGCGTTTTGCAGTCCATTTTTCAATTTTACGCATAGCAGAATATGCCGCGCTCTTAACATCTTCTTCAGACATTTCTTCCGGCATTTCGGTCATATCTTCAATTGTATCAATTGCTTCTACAATAGTCGTTAGAAGTTCGAGAAGCTTGTTCATGTGGTGCTTTTCGCCTGGAACTTCCTCCATAAGTTGTTCCATAGTCATTTCGCTTCTTTCTGTATCAGAAGCTTCGGTTGAGGTCGTCGTAGATTCTAGGATTTCCTCATCGCGGGTTTCTTTGTTATCCATCTTTTCCATAGCCTTTACTAAGCGATCAGCCCAATTCTTACCACTCTCTCCACCCCATAGCAGGAAAGCAACATAACCGGGCGTTTCCTCACCTGACTTATCCCAACCGGGCCTTTTATCAACCTTGTGACGTGCATGCCAAGCACTCATCTTGCGGGCTTTTTCTGGCGTTATTTTAGCGCCACCAGCAAGTTTACGTGCCCAAGAAATAGTAGACTGGACTAATCCATCCCCACCCATTCCTTCTTCGTATAATTTTAGCCCCTTTTTAAATTGACTTTGGACTGTTTCTGGTGGAGTGAAGTTAATGCCATCATATGCTCTTTCGGCAACTTCCTGATCTTCGACAGTTTCCCAATCAACTGAACGAATGATTTTTTCTACCCAACTATCAGGATTTGATGGCTTTCTTACTATTCCAACACGTTTCAATTGAACCCTATCAAATACGCGAACATTCTTTCTTAATTCTTCGTTGTATTCAAAGTGCGCGCTTTCAACTGAACCATTGATTGATAGTCCGAATTGTTTTGTTTTTCCGGTCAATGGATCGGGAACAGTCATCTTCCGATAATAGTAAATTGCTTTTGGATTATCGGAATCTAGTCTTGCTACAACTTTTAGTCTATCGTCTTCGGTTACGGTCGCGTTTATTAAGCAACCGAGAATATTCATCGGCTCTTCATCGCCAAGATGCTCTGCCTCTAGTTCAACTGGTTCCTGCCGCTCTATTCCATTTAGAATATCGAAAGAGAACCCATCCTGACACTTCCTGTTGAAGATCGTTTGATAGGTATCAATTGACGTTGACGAGGCGATTCCCTCAAAGAACATCGTGCCCTCTGAGTCGCTATATGCCCTAGTAATGGGTATTGCAAATTTAAAGTCTTTAAACATAAGCCCCTTAAAATAATAAATAGTGAATACTTTTCATTTTAGAAAAGGAGTGCGTATGGCCGGCGGAATGGTACTGGTTAAAACAAAAGCGGAAGAACAGTTGCTTATAACTCTTCTTCAGGAGTTTGGCCCAAAAGTTATTTTAAGTAGAAGATTCGAACCGACTGAGACATTTAAGCATTATACAAAGCTTGGAATACATGGAGTGCTGAATGTTGAGCATGATGGCGATACCGGAGAGACTATTTTTGAGATTGCTCTTCCTCCGACTTTTGTAGGATATATTGAATATGAAATTGGTAAACTGCGGAATTTTGTGTCTGCGGCAAAAGAGAAAGACTCCAATACTCAAAAGTAAAGAACCAACTCTTACTATGGCTGTTTGTTACGTATACTCTTATATAGTCTTTTTCTATACATTCATCAAGTATTGAATTGAATTCCATTTGAGGGTAGGGTGTTACGCCGATTCCTTTGGCGAACGAACTATATGTTGATCTTAGAGTTCCACCAGCATTAACTACTACGTTATACAGCTTGGACGCTTTTTTTGACAACGGTTTTCTGTTTGATATAATGTTATTAATTATTCTGCGGTATTCTTCATCGTTTAAGGAGTGCATAATGTCTGACTTAAGTATTATAGCAAAAGAGAAGTTTTACTATATTAATTGGGATAACAATACTGTGGAGTGTGAATTGCTTGTGCCCGATTCCGATAGAGACTGGGCATGGTATTCGCAGAAGAATGATATGTATCTGTATGACACCGATCTCTTCGATAACTCAGAAGATGCTCTAAGGTTTCTAATAAACAATGTCAATCAGATAAATCGTGATCAAGTGTAGTTCGCATAGATTGCTTGTTTAACTAAAATGATGTGTGCCTCCTTCGATAGTCCCCCCGCAAGGGGGGGCTGTTGTTTTATGGGTATTATTTTATTTTAAGGCACTTTGATTCGCGTAAGGTACAATCACCCTCCGAACACTCTGGAATCAATTATACGCTGTCAGTTTAATTGAAATGACTATGTATTATTAGTCAGCATATGTTGTATGATTGCTACTATAGTATGCCAACTGAGCATAAACACAGGGTGTTGACAAGTCACTAAATATGTGCTATATTGACTTCATATGCTACAATCTAGGTAGGTCGGACGGGTTATAAGCTGGCTTCAGAGGCAGGCCACAAACAAACCGGCCACTAGATAAAAGTTTATAAAAACAAAGAGTGAAAGAATCTCGAAGAGTTCGGAACATGTGGAACAACATGAGGTTGAACATGAATCCGGCCTCTAAGAAACCGGCCACTCGAAACACTTTTAAATATAAATATAAAAAGAATAAAAGATCATGAGTTAAAGTGGCCGGATTGGAGCAAAACACATGAGGCCGGACACAGGAATCGGCCACATGTACCGAACACTATTCTATAAATACAAATAAAAGAGAATAAAGAGTTAGAAGAAGCAATTGTATGTCATGAGGGTTGCTTCGCAAAAACGGCACATACAAGTATGAACACTAATTGCTATTTTCTTCTTTGTATGAAAGAGATTATAATCTCCAATCAGTAGTATTAAGTCTATTTAATAAACATGATCTAACTAACTCAACAGATTCTTTTGAAGTTAATTCTTTTTGAAGCATGTCAATTAAACGCCATTTTGGAATCTTAGAATATCTTCCATTAGGATTCACAGAATGCCTTACTGATAATACATTCAGTAGTTCATCCTTCCAGAGTAAACTAATAATCTTCTTTTTATCATAATAAGGATTTTCAGAACATTCTCTTATTTGATTGAGTACGATCGAATCGCCGGTTTTGGATATGATGATAGCGCCCCAGAAATGCGGCACATGGGCGAGGATGGCATCAGCTTTAGATTCGGCCACAACAATAGTAATCCTCGAAAGAAACTTATTATAATTCCCTCTTTGTTTCTTTAAACGAGCATGGTTATCATGATCACTCTTGATCTCATATCCATGAAGTTCAGTGCTAATCTCAAGCAAGTCGATTCGGGATCTGCCCAAAACGACCTCATCCACAAAATTCTTATCTTTGTAGTATTCTTTCAAATACTCTCTTATTTCAGGATCATACATTACTTGATCAGAAGTTCCGGCATCTGAACAACATGCACGTAACTAGGTCCAAAGGCACCGTCACTGTCGCGAGTCCTTCTGATTTCGATGATGCCCAAATCGGTCATCTTCCTCAGCAGATACTTGAGGTTATGGACCGTAATTCCATGCTTGACTGCAAACTCTTCGTGATTTAAGATACCTTCAATATCTTTTGCAATCTCTACAATTCTTTTATTTCCAATAGTGGGCCTAAGTTTCATTGGAACTCCGAAATAAATATATAGTAAAGTGCTAAACTTATTCCCCTTGGTAATTACTTTAAATTTACAAACAAATAAGGGTTCCAGACATGACGAAGATAATGATTGTGGGCGCAGGGGCAAGGGCCTTTAAGTATGTGGACAAAGAATTGCGCCAAACAAATACAGACATTTATGCTTTGTCAAGAGAAGAATGTGATGTAACCGATCTAGAAAAACTGTTTATGGTAACAAAGCAAATAGATCCGCAAGTGGTTATCAACCTATCAGCTTACACCAACACATACGCGCCAGAGACAGACAAATCGGAATACGCCAAGTGCTACAAGATCAATGCAATTGGCCCCAAGAATCTAGCACTCGTAACAAAGCGGCCCATCATACACATATCAACTAATTATGTATACAAGAATGGATTAGATACATACAAAGAAAGTGATGTTCAGTTCATTGGCCCCGAAAGTTCTTATGGCATGCACAAGTTGATTGGGGAAGAGTATTTGCGCCGATTAAGTTCGCGGCATTTCATTTTGAGGACGCAATGGCTGTTCGGAAAAGGCGAACAGAACTTCCTCTCGAAATTGACCACAGGTGAATTGAACAGTCAGGAATTAGACGACACATCTTATGGCATTCCAACGTCATATGGCACGCTTGCGAAGCTGATAAGGGCATGCACAGAGGCCATCATTGGCAACACGCTAGAGGCGGGCATATACAACGCAGTCAATTCAGGCAGCGCGATCACGATACACCAATTGGCACAAAAAATCGGCGCAGGACACTTGCACAAGATCAAAAAGAATGATACAATCAATAGAGTCATATCAGTTCCATTAAACAATCAAAAGATAAAAGACAGTTTAAAGATAGAGATACCGACATACTTGGAGTGCATAGAGAATGAATAAAGAATACACAACACATTCATCATGCGGAATATTCAGTGTATTCAGAGATTCGCGCACAAAAGATTATTGGATTTCAAATGAATATGGCGAGAATTATTGGGTGGGAGAGATCATCGACCTGATCGAAATGAAGGAACTGCTGGAAAAAGCGGTGCAGGAGAACAAACACGAAATCCGGACACAGACATGGTAGAAGAAACAAAGAGGGAAATAGAGCGATTCAAACACGATTTCATCGCACACCCTCTGATGGCAGTGGCGCATTTTTTGGCGCACATAACACACAACAACCTCTTCAACGAAATAGCAGAAGCAATTCACGAAAGCATCGGACAAGAAAACCCCCAATAAAAAGGCGCACATAATGAACCTACTAATCCTACTAACATGCTTCCCCTTATTCTCATTAATATTCTTCTCCCTATTATTATCAGTATATATATCAATAGATAAAGAGAGTAATCATTGGGAGTGATGGGCGGCGGTTTTATTGCTCAAGCAGTGTTGTGAACTTATATTCTGCTCTATGATTCAAATACTATCTGTGGTAAAAAGTAGCCGGAAGGCTTGTTACGACGCCCGCCCCCAAATCGAGTGTTAAGAATCTGTTAAGCAGGGGGGGTTGATCGAGATCAACCTAGATCGAGATCAGGGTGCGTCGCCACACCCTGATCTGACTGCTACCTGTTACAGATCAACCTTGATCAGGTTCAAGGGATCGGTTGCGGCGTCACGTGACGCATGCTTGCCCATATCGGCGATCACGTCTTCCCCCATCAAGGGGTGACGTAGCACCACGCGGGTAGCACGTGTTGTCTCATTGTCACACCGAACGATCGGGTACCATTCGGCCGCCAAGTAATCTTGTACCTTGTTCTCCGCTTGCTGGCGCGTGCGGTATAGTGCAACGCCTTGGACGTTGACCATGTTGGTCAACACCTTGACAAGCTGTTCTTGATACACTGGTACACCACACTGGAAGCTAGCAGTCATGGCGCGGTATATGCTACGTGCAGTGGGTGTCCAACCCGCGCAAGGCCTTGCGCGTTCACCGTTTGCACCCCGCGACAAGCCATGCTCAGTGGTGCCCCAATGAGCACGTCCTTCGCTAATTGTGATCGCTTGCTTGGCGATCTGGATTCCGGGGGCATCTGCCCCCGCTTGCGTGTCTGTGAACTTGAATTCGGTTACTTGCATCGCCTTATGCCCCCATCACAGTGGCGATCGCGCCACCAATCATCATGCTCGCTAGGAACAGTGAACCAGCACACAAGAACACTGTGCAATTGCGAGCGATCCGCTTGTCGCTTGCGACACAACGTTGCTGTGTCTGGTTATACCCGATGCATGCCACGATCAGGTACAGGAACAGTGCGATACCAGTTGACCAAAAGAACATTGTGTTTACCTCTAGAGGTTATCGGACCTCGTACCGTCCGGACCGTCCGGAACCATCGACAATTCCATTTGACCATGTTCCTGTACTCAGCACAAGTATCTATTCAACAAATTAATCAAAATCGTTAGCTTGATCTGCAACACGTCATGGGTGTGAATCGTCACATAGCGTTTACTGGCCACTGGAAGCCCATAAAGGCGTGTATGTACCCTCAAGGTACAAATACCTTACCCTATCCAGATCAAGCGTGTTCCCGACGATTTCCGCATGGTTATGCGTGTTTCAGGCTTGATCAAATCCAGATCAAGCGGATCAAGATTTGACGGAAATCCGGATCGTATGATGAGCACCTGCCTCGGAGCACCTGCCTCGGAGCACCTGCCTCGGAGCACCTGCCTCGGAGCACCTGCCTCGGAGCACCTGCCTCGGAGCACCTGCCTCGGAGCACCTG